TGGCGCAAACCAGTATCGGCAGCGATGTTGTGGCAACAGATGATGACACATTTGCGCTGGGATCCGATGGCGATTATTTCGGCAAAGTTTTGAGATTGGAAGATTCCGCACATGCGATTGTTGCATTTGATTTTATCTATGTGAAAGAAACCGCAGCGGAAACGACAACCGAAGAAACACCGGCATCAAATACACCGGAAACACCTACTGGCACTGAAACACAAGGCGGTGACACACCAAGTGGAACAGATACACCGGCCGGATCCGACACACCAGGTGGTGGCGATGATACATCGGGAACCGAAACAACACCAGAAGACAACACTGAACAAAATGGGGGTCAATAATGAATAAATTATCGTCTCGGGCCATCATAGGCCAATTTTATAAACGCTTGAACGAAAATTCGGGGATGGAATGGATAACCGCCATTTCGAATTATTTTACTTCGGATCAAGACACAGAAGAATACGCATGGATCGGCCAATCCCCGGTTATGCGTGAATGGGCCGGCGGCCGCCATGCCAAAGGATTCACATCCAATGGTATCACAATCGAAAATAAACATTTCGAGGCGACACTGGATATCCCATTGAAACACTTGCGCCGCGATAAGACCGGGCAAATTCAAGTTCGCATTGGCGAATTGGCGACAAGAACAAACAGCCATTGGGCATTGTTATTGTCCAAATTGATAGCCGATGGCGAAACATTGCCATGCTATGACGGCAAAAAGTTCTTTGCGGATGATCACAAAGAGGGTCGTTCCGGGGTGCAATCAAACAAAATCGAATTCGATTTGGCGACTGCATCAGTGAACGGCGAAGTTGGAACAGCGGATGCACCAACCGAGGCAGCATTGCGCGAGGCAATATTGGCCGGCATCCAACAGATCATCAGTTTCAAAGATGATCAAGGCGAACCGATGAATGAAAATGCATCAAAATTCTTGGTCATGGTACCAGTGAATTTATGGTTCGTTGCCAAGGCAGCATTGGCGGCACCATTGTCTGTCGGCGGCGCAAGCAACCCGGTCAAGGTTTTTGCAGATCTTGATATCGGGGTGGCGGCAAATCCACGTTTGACCGGAAACAAGATTTATGTTTTCCGCGCAGATGGCGATGTGAAAGCATTCATCCGCCAAGAAGAAACAGCGGTCCAGATCAAAGCCAAAGCCGAGGGTTCAGAATATGAATTCGATCATGATGCACACCAATATGGCGTGGATACATGGCGCAATGTCGGCTATGGATACTGGCAGCAAGCATGCCAAGTGACCTTAACAAAAACAGAATAAAACGATGTTTGATTTTGATAATTTTGTTAATAAACCAAGCATGGATATCTTTGGGCGGCCGGTCACGTACCGCCCAAAGAATAGCCAGTTTGCACCGTTTGAAATTACAGGCGATTTCCATAAAAGTTACATGGAAATAGAATTGAAAAATGCGGGCGCGGATATATCATCGGCCAAGATAGTTTTATTTGTCCGGTTGATAGATTTTCCAGCCAATTATTCAAAACCCAAACAAGGCGACTATGTTGAGATATGGGGAGTGACATATCAAATCATTGATATTGAACATCATATTCCTGGATCAAGAAAACTGGTTCTACACGAAGAATGACACACGCAAGACAAGACATCAGAGAACAAATTGCACAACAATTGCGAACAGAATTTGAGAATGTATTCACATCACGATCAAAGGTTTTGTTCGAACAAGATATGCCAGCCATACTTGTTTATACAACAAACGAAACGATCCAAAAAGAAAGATGGGATACAGATGGATTTGGAAATTTGTTTCGCGATTTGGAAATTTCAATTGAGGCAATTGACATTGGCAAAGATGATTTGGATGACAAATTGGACACCATGGCAGAAACAATTGAAAGGTTGTTTGATGGATGGGAAATGCCAAATAGGATGAATGCAGTTTTGCGTTTCAAAAGCACCGAAACAGATATGAGCATTGATGGCAACAAGATATATGGCGCAATCAAATTGACATTCTCTTTGATGTACCAAACGGAAACACATAATGAGCATTGAACAAGGAAAAGATATTTCGGAATTATTTCGTAGGGTCAGCAACATAATTCGAATTGGTAAAGTGATTTCTGTTGATTATTCAAAGGCCAAAGCGAAAGTAAAAATTGGCAATTTGACGACAGATTTTATGCCATGGTTGACCCCAAGCACATCTGCATGGATACCATTAAAAAACGGCGAACAGGTTCTTGTTTTATCGCCGAATGGGGATCTGCGAATGGGAATGATTTTGCCAGCATTGTACCAAAGCAGCAAGACACCACCGGCGCATGATTCAAACAAAATCACATTCAATGTTGATGTGAGCCACAAGGGTGCAATAACAGCGACAGGAAATATTTCCACAAGCGGCAATATAACAACCACAGGCAAAGTTACCGCCACCGGCGAAGTCGAGGGCAAAGGCAAAAAATTATCAACGCACACGCACCAATTTTCATACAACGCAGGCGAAACACCATCAACCGCAACCACAGAACAACCGAGTTAAGGGGTTGAAAATGTGGAAAAAATTGCTATATTTATCACGATTAAAAAAAGGATAAATTATGGCATATTATCATGTGTTGATTGAAACAATAGAAAAAATAAAAAATGGCAAACACGAAGAACCGATTATGGCATATGTATACGATATCCCGGAATCTGAAAAAGATGTAAAAATTGTAAGGGATATAGCATTGCAATACATGACTGGTCAGGAATTTTTTGTCGGTGGCAGACCATTGGTCAAACAAAGAGTTGCGCGTATTGAAATTGTAAAAACGGACAGCACATCAAGCGAGCTTGTGAAACAGGCATACAGCAAATTGCCGAGAAATGTTGTTGGAATATTACATAAAGAAAGGGTTGTTTTTAATGATTCAGCAACGAGTGTGTTTGCGGATATAATATCAGATGCAAGAACAATGGCACTTAACAACGGATTGGAAATTACCCCAAACCGAGTGTTTGAACAAAAACCAAATAATCCAACGGTTTACCATACGACAGTAAACGCAACAAATGCCATGGTTCAAGCGGGAACGGTTGGATCGCAACAAACAATGAATACAAATGACAAGACAGATCGGGAATATTTTGCAAAATTGCGCGAAAAAGTAAAAGAAATTAAAGATAACGAACAAATATTATCAATAACGCAAGAAATGGAACAGGCAGTTGTTCAGAAAGATGGTAAAACATTCGGCGAAAAATATACAAAATTCATGGCCAGTGTGGCGGATCATATGACAATAATTTTACCGTTTGTTCCATGGTTAACCAGGTTGTTGAAACAGTTATAAAACAAGGCCCCAGTTAGGGGCTTTTTTAATGGTATAAGGAAACAATCATGCAAGGAATGAATGTGCATACAGGCCGCAGCATTGCGGACATGGATCATTTACGGCAAAGCATAACGGATATTTTATCAACACCGATTGGTTCACGAGTTATGCGGCGCGATTACGGCAGTCGATTATTCAAACGATTGGATGCGCCATTGACTGGCGAATTATTGGCGGAAATTTATGCCGATGTGGTCGAGGCATTATTCAGTTATGAGCCAAGATTCGAAGTAACCAATGTGTCGGTTGTTTCAATGGAAAATGGACATTTGATTTTGGATGTGACAGGCAAATATTTGATAACCGGCGAAGATATAACATTAAATGGGATTGAAATACAATGAGTACAGCAAACAACACAGATATTGAAAGTTTATTGACCCCAAGCCACATTGACATGTCGCAATTGCCGGCACCAACGATCATTGAAACAAAATCATTTGAAGATATCTTCGAAGAATTGTTGATTGATTTCAAATCCAAAGATCCGACATATGATGCTTTGGTTGAAAGCGATCCAGTGATTATCGCATTGGAATGTGCAGCATATCGCGAAGTTTTGTTGCGAAACAAAATCAACGAGGCAGCCAAAGCATGCATGTTGGCATACGCAACCGGAACAGATCTAGATAATCATGCGGCATTCTATGGAATAACCAGGCAAGCAAATGAAAGCGATGAAAGATTGCGATATCGAACACAGCTTGCTGCCGAGGCATTGACCACAGCCGGATCAGAAAAGGCATATTTGTTCCATGCATTATCTGCGGATCAAAGGGTCAAATCGGCCAGCGTTCAATCGCCAGATCCTGGCGAGGTTTTGATAACCATCATGTCCACAGAAGATGATGGGGTTGCAAGCCAAGAATTGATTGATGCGGTCGAAGATTATTTGAGCAGTGAAGATATTCGACCATTGACCGATAATGTAGAGGTTCAAGCAGCGGAAATGGTTGAATATTCGATCAATGCCCAAGTGCATTTGTTCCTAAGCCCCAGCATGAGCATAACCGAACAAGAATGTCGGGATGCGCTGGATAGATATTTGGCCAAGAACACAACGATTGGGAACATGATAGCAAGATCGGGCATATTTGATGCCCTGCATACCGAGGGCGTTCAGAAAGTGGTTTTGACATCGCCAGCAAACGATGTTGAAACAACCAAGGAACAAGCCCCGAAATGCACAGGAATAGAATTGGAATTTATAATAACCGATGAGTCAGATTAAAAGCATTTTGCCACCAAACGCAACACAGCTGCAAAAGGATTTAGAGGCCGCGACAACATCGCGGCTTTCTTCATTGAATGTGGATGCATTGCGATATTTGAATGATCCAGATAATTGCCTAGAAGAATTTCTGCCATGGATCGCATGGGCAATGTCAGTGGACATTTGGAATAACAATTGGACCGCAGCAACCAAACGAAAAGTTGTTCGGGAAAGTTTGTTGGTGCATCGCCAAAAAGGAACATTGGGCGCATTGCGGCGAACATTGGAATCATTCTTGCTGGCCAGGATCAGAATATCAGAATGGTTTGAATACAATGGCGATCCATACACATTTCGAGTGTATGCGATATTCCAAAACACCAGCATGTCGCTGGAAGATGCAGATTTGATTTATAGCACGATCATGCAGACCAAGAATCTGCGATCGCAATTGGAATATTTCTTGCCGGAAATAGAAACAACGGATGCGGTGCCAAAGGTTGGTGCAGCATTTGGACATTTAGAAAAAACAACAATATACCCAAGGGAAAACAATGTCTGATTATTTTTCATTTATAACAACCACCGGGTTGGAAAAGCTGGCAGCATTGCCGGTTGGCGGAACATTGACACTGACACACATGGCGTTTGGAAACAGCACCGTTGATCCGACAGCGGATATGACAGCACTGCACAGCGAACAGCACAGATGCGCATTGACCAGTGTATCGGTTGATGCAACCACACCAAATAACCTTGCAACCGAGGCGATCATAGACAGCACCGTTGGCGGATTTTGGATCAGAGAAGTCGGGGTGTTTGATTCTGACGGCGATTTATTCGCGGTGGGAAAATATCCGGCAACATATAAACCATTGGCAGCCGAGGGAACGGTCAAGGAATTGGGCGTGCGCATGGTTTTGGCAGTAACCAATGCAAACAATGTTGTTGTTACATACAACAATGGAATTATGCAAGGCGCGGCAAATACAGATCTGAGCAATTTAACACCAACCGGACAACAAAAACTGGATTCAAAAGCAAATACAGATTTGAGCAATTTATCATCCACCGGGCAACAAAAGTTTGATGACAAAGCGAATTTGGCATCGCCAGCATTTACAGGCACACCAACAGCACCAACGGCAACCGCAGGCACAAATACCACGCAATTGGCGACCACAGCATTTGTGGCCGCCGCAATATCTGCGTTGGTAGATTCATCGCCGGCGGCGTTGGATACATTGAAAGAATTGGCGACTGCGCTGGGCAATGATGCGAATTTTTCAACAACGATGACAAATGCTTTGGCAGCAAAAGCGGCCAAATCAAATGACACGATAACAGTGGCCACAGCGGATCCAACATCGGCATTTAATGTTCGCAACATAAAAGCAACCGCAACGGATCCGGGGGAATTGAGTTCATTGGCCAATGGCCAGATTTTGTTGGTTTATGAATAAGGATAAAATATGAGCAAAAATGCATTGATTGGAATCAGTTCATTGGCACGCAAGATCGCAAAATTATATGTTGGGGTCGGCGGATATGCACACAAAGTCAAGAAAGGATACATTGGTGTTGGTGGCCTGGCACGAGTTTTTTATACAGGCGATCCTGTATTGATATATGAGAATGCGGTGGCAGGAACATACACGCAGGCCTTATCTGCCGGCACATACGAAATCACATTGATTGGTGGCGGAGGCGGTGCATCCGGACGTAAATGTACAACCAACAGCACATACCACTACGCACAAGGTGGTGTCGGTGGAACGATACAAATAACTGCAAAACTGACAGCCGCAGCAACGATAACAATCGTTGTTGGTAGTGGCGGTGCAACAAAGACAGGTTCATTTTCAAGTGCATCAGGCGGAACTGTAACAGGTA